CCTGCTGAACGCGACAAGGCTGACCGTGAGCGGCTATGGCGAGAAATTTGACGCGGGGTATTGCCCCTAGGACTCTCTAGGGGTATATTCCTTGGCATGGGCCCAACACGGTGTCTCACCACCGGGAGCCCTAACCCACAACTGACCTTCCGCGACCAGTCACAGGCTGGTTTCAGTATCTCATGGCAACTACTGCAAAAGCAAATCAGGCCGTCACCATCACTGCGCCTGACATGCGTGTGATTGAGCTGAGCATCGAAGGCTCGTCACCGCTGGTCATTAATAAGTTCTCCGCCAAGGCGAAGGAGATGATGATGGCCACCCAAATGGCGGGCTCTACGGCTAAGTCCAAAAAGAACCGCGAAGCCAAGGACTTTGAAGACCTGTTTCACGGTGCGCGTCACATCAGCCAAGAGGGCTGGGACGGCATCCATGCTGCAAGCTTCCGAAATGCCGCCATTAGCGCTTGCCGTGCTGCAGGCTTCGTGATGACCAAGGCGAAGCTGGCGATCTTTGTTGAGCCTGATGGCTTTGATGCCGATGACCTGACCCCGCTCGTGCGAATCACCAAGGGCGAACCTCAGATGGTCGTTAGCCCCTGCCGCAATGCTTCAGGCGTCATTGACCTGCGCCCTCGCCCCACTTACATGCCTTGGGGCGCGAATCTTCGGATTCGATATGACGCGGGCATCTTGACCGCTGAAGACGTTGCCAACTTGATTCACCGCGTTGGTATGCAGGTTGGGATTGGCGAAGGCCGTCCTGACAGCAAACAATCCGCTGGCATTGGCAACGGTCTGTTCAACATCGTTTGATCCTTCAATGACAAGCAACCGCTACGAATGGAATAACGGCTCACGGTTCAAGGCTGATCCTCAAATTGTTGGGGAAGAGCTTGAGCGAATCCGTAAACGCGATGGTGGCGTCAGTGTTGACGCAATGCTTGAAGAAGCAAGGCCAAATGATGCTCCATTGCATCCGTTATGCACTTGGGATGATTCAGTAGCTGGTGAGAAATGGCGCAAACATGAACTGCGGCAGGTGCCAAGATCTTTGAAAGTAATTATCAAAGAGAAGGAATCACGGCCTGCTTATGTTCACATTCAACCCGTTATTTCTGGTCAGTCTGGTTATTACCAGGACACCACGGTAGCGGTTGCCAACATTGATGAATATGCCTTGGCTTTCAAGGCTGCTTATCAACGTATTGAGCAAGCGCAGGTTGCATTGCGTGATCTTGAGCGTGTCGCCAAAGGTGGTGGCAGCAAGAAAGATCGTGAGCGCAGAGCGATGCTGAAGCAGGTAGAGCAAGCTCTGTCTGTGGCCAGTGCAGCGCTACAGCAGGCCGAGTGAATCCACCATCAGGCACGGCATGGATTTGCAGGCATGGCAAGGTCCGGTCGGGACTAGCGAGGCGAGGCGTGGCAGGGCACGGATTTGCAGGCATGGCACGGCAAGACCTGGCATGGCGCGGCGCGCTCTGGCGTGACGGGGCAGGCAGGCTTGGCAAGGCGAGGTTCGGTACGGCAGGGCGCAGCATTGCAGGCAGGGCGAGGATCGTTTAGGCGATCAATGGCACGGCAGGCTTGGCACGGTTGGGCACGGTTGGGCCCGGTAAGGCCAGACATGGCAGGCGAGGTCAGGTCAGGCATGTACTGGCGAGGTCTAGTCTGGCGCGGTACGGCAGGCATGGCGGGGTCGGGCACGGCAGGGCCAGGCGCGGCACGGCAGGTATGGCAGAGCGAGGTGAGGCATGGCGGGGCTCGGCATGGCTATGCAACGCAGGCATGGCGCGACAAGGACGGGCAAGGAGTGGCACGGACTAGCAGGCAGGGACCGGCAAGATCAGGCACGGCATGGCAGGGCCCGGCAAGGAGCGATAAGGCATGGCAGGCATGGTCAGGTGTGGTCTGGATAGCCCAGGTCTGGCACTGCAACGCAGGCACTACACAGTGAACACATGAAAAGAGCTTTTGACCTAACTGAAGTGCGGCTATTGCTGCGCCGTGGCATTGATGCAAGGCACTGGACTTTGCAGGATTTGGACGTGCCATCTCCGGGGTGGCGCATCAGTATGGAAGACGCAAAGCGCATCCCTGGTTTTACACCGCGCCCATACCGCAACCTTCTCAGAGATGAGCCCGCAATCGAAGAACGAGTCCAGCTCACAGACCCAAGAGACTTCGCGGTGGCTCAAGCCCCTGCCGATCCAGTTCGACGAGGAAGCACACCGGTATTGCTGGGAGCCGACGGGCCAGTGGCTGAATCATTCAGTAACGAAGGTGTGCAAGGGCACGAAGGATCCGTGGGCGATGAAGCGGATCATGGAGACGAAGCACATTTGGGAGCCGCGTGGGAAGTCAGTGCATTTGGCACTGGAGAACTTTCTGACGACTGGTGACCCTGGGGAATATCCAGAGGAATACAAGGAATGGGTTGAGCCGCTGATTGAGCATTCCGTCTGGGAGAACTATGAAGCGATTGCGTGTGAATACCGCTTGGCCGATGTTGAAAGATCGATTGCGGGGTCATTTGATTGCTTGCTGCGGCGCAAGGATGATCACGGGCAGCTGGTGTTGGTTGACCTGAAAACCCAGGGCAAGGCTGACGCCAGTCCGTATGACGTGAGCACGCAGCTTGGGGGCTACTTGGGGATGCTCAGCCTGCATTGGCCGCGGCTGTATGTGGCGAAGGCTGGGGTGCTGTGGGCGAGGCCAGGCGCGACAACGCTGCAGAAGGTTGACGTTGATCAGGCGTATATCGAATGGCAGGGCGCCAGGGATGCGTTTCTGGCTTTGAACCAGCCTGAGTTTTAAGTGTTGTCATTTCTCGCGTAAGTGTTGTCAGCCCTTGCGTTTAGGGATATACTCCATCCGCAGAGATGCCCCACGCATGACTAGCCCCGCACTCTTGCTCGGCGCCATCGCCAGCACCAAAGCCGAAATCAAGCGCCACGAGGACGCCCTTCAGGTGCTCATGGATGACCTGGCCCTGATGTATGCCACGGGCGAAATGGACGACCTCAAAGACGACGAGGGCAATGTCTCAAGCCAGGGCGTCAAGGTTTCACGCTGCACCCGTACCAGCTGGCAATACAGCAACGCCGTGAAGGAACTGCAGCAGCTTGAGCAGTTTGAAGGCGTGGCGACTAAAAAGGAAACGGAGTATTGGCGGGTGACCCTGCCGAAAGCGGAGTTCTAATGGCCAGCACTCCTGTAGACGATCGGATTGAGGCGATCCTTGCCAAATACGACCTATGGGACGAAGACCAACACCGCGACGCCGTTGCTGAACTGACTGTCTACCTGCTCACGTTGACCGAAGAGGAAATCAAGGGCAGCTTGTTCCACCAACGGCTTGAGGACAAAATCCACCTTGAAAACTGCTTGATGCGTTCGGATGATTAGCGCAAACGCTGAGCGTCTTCGACACAAGAGACAGCAAGCCAAGCAGCTAGGTCTATGCGCCAACTGCTTCTGTAAGCCCGCACTGCTTCAACGGCAACGCTGTCAGCTCTGTCAAATGAAAGCCATCATCAAAGAAGCTTTTAAGTTTGACCGGAAGCGCCAAATGCTGGGCTCAACCAACGCCCGCGGATCTTGCTATGTCGCCCAATACCATCCTTCGGTCAGGAAAGGGTGGACAACAGAAATCATTGGCAAATGGGATGGCCGATGCTTTTATACCGGGCTTGAGATTGAGATCGGGTCAACCGCTGGCTTGAGCTTCAAGCTGCCTGCATCTCGGGCTGATGAATTTGGTCCTTCAGCTGTTTTCCATCCCGACAATCTGGTGTGGTGCCATCAGGGCATCGCTCTTCTGAAGGGCAACATGACAGCTACCAAATTCGAGTCTTGGCTGGATACCGAATTTTTGCCGTTACTCCAAAACCGATGAAGTTTGAGGTTCAAGGAATCGAGCCAGCACCGCAAGGCAGCAAGACGCACGTTGGCAATGGAATCATGCGTGAATCCTGCGCCCGCGTTAAGCCATGGCGTTTTGCTGTTAGCCAGGCAGCGCTAGAAACTGGCCACGAAATGTTGATGGGTCCGGTTTATGTCGGGATTACATTTCTGTTCCCGCGCTTGAAATCCCACTACAACACCAAAGGAATCATCAAGCCGAACGCACCTTTTCACAAAATCAGCAAGCCTGACATTGACAAGCTTTGTCGTTCAACTCTTGATGGCATCACCGGAGTCCTGATCAAGGATGACTCTCAGGTTGCAAGCCTTTTGGCGACCAAGCAATACGCCAACGAAGGCGAATACATCGGCGCAATCATCACCATTAATCCACTGTGAAAGGTTCAGGTAAACGGCGGGTCTGCGTCATCTGCGATTCGATTTTTGACATCCCGAAGCTGAAATACAGCCACAAAAGCAAACGCACGACCTGCGGCCCGTCATGCCATATGGCGCTTGTACGCCAGAAGTCGAAACGATGGAGCAAAGGCGAGATTGACATCATCGAGCAGATCAGTGTTTCGATGCCGCCCAAACGGCTGTATTTCACCTATTGCCGCATTGCTGCACAGCAGGGTTACCCCAAGCGATCCGAGGCGTCATTTAGGGGCAAGTTGCTGCAGATGGGCATACCACTGATGCCGGAGCTGGACTGGTACAAGTTCGTTCAGCTCGCCGAGATGTTCGGCACGACCAGGCACATGGTCTACAAGCTGATCAAGCACGGGCTCAAGGCTGAGAAGGAATCAGACCATGGCAATCAACCGTGGTTTGTATCTCGCGCAGAGCTAAGGCGGTTTGCCAATAAGAAGCCTGGGCTATTCCGTGACTTTGATCCTGACGGGTTATTTGTGGCGCTTGAGGATCGAAAGCTGGTGGAAAAGATCTTGGCCCAGCCGAAGGTCCACAGGCCACACCGCTACAACCCGACACCGTGCAAATGCGTGGAGACCGGGCAAGAGTTCTTGGGATATAGAGCTGCCGCCCAGTTTGCATTTGTAGACCCATCTGCGATTCATGCATCATGCAAATTCGGGCATCGAGCTGGTGGTTACCACTGGGTTGCACTCAGATAAATTTAGGGATATACTCCATGCAGGGTTAACCCCGTTCACCGATCAACCGCACACCGTATGGCTGATTACCCCAATCTCGGGGCTGTCATCACCAAGGCTGACGTTGACACCAAAGGCACAGGCTCTTACGCCGCCGATTACGTCAACTGGTGCCGCGTTAGTCACATCCTTCAGGACAACGCTCCTGGGTGGCAGTTCCAACTCGTTCCGGCTCCCGATGGCAACCACGTCTGGAAAGCGCCTAATGGCACTGCGTATGTCGTTGGATGCTTTGTCCATATCGACGGAACCCGCACGCCTGACTTCCCCCAGGCAATCATGGACAACCGGAACAATGCGATTGCCTTCGAGAAGGTCACTGCTCGTGATCTCACAGATGCTCACCGCCGCTGTCTATGTAGTTGCTGCGCAGCGCAGTTCGGGTACGCATGGCAGCTTTGGGCGCGAGAAACCATCGAGAATCCTCACCGCGAGGAAGCAGCTAAGCCAGCTCTTCAGCAAGACAAGCCAAAAACTGCAGAGCCAGCTAAGTCAACGCCTAAGCCCGCCAGCAAGAAAGCCGCCGGAGTGGTTTTTCTGACTGATGAGGAAGTCGAAGCCGTCAAAGTTGCCGTCAAGAATTACGCCAAGCGTGACGACCTGATCGCAGCTTTCAAAAAGCAGTTCGACATCAGGGCGCCGCGGATTGCTGATCGCATCCAATTCCCCGACCATAAGCAGTTCATTGATCAGTACATCGCGGACAACCCTGCATGACCGCAAGAAAGCCCAAAACTCCTGCTGAGATCAACCGTAAGAAAAACCGCTTCGTCGTAGCGGCCAAGCTTTCGGGCGATGTCCACAAAGAGCTAAGGGCTTACTGCGCCAAAACAGGGCAGAACATCAACCAAGCCCTGCGGCACATCATCACCACCTTCCTTTCAACTTATGGCTGATTTTGCCTTTCAAGCGAAATTCCGAATTATGGAAAATCGCAATCGCAAAAACGACAAGGCGCCCGAGGAAAACCTCGTGGTGGACTTCACTGCAGCAGAGGCCGTCAAGGCTGCGAACTACCTGATGACCATGGCCGAACAGGCTGAGTCAAACGGCACCAAGATTCGCGTTTACACCGGCAAAGACGAATTCACCGAACAAACCGGGTTCTCGCTGTGGGGCGGCAAATGGGGCAACAAAGGCTCCTTCAGCCCGCTCAAGCCTCAATCCCCTGACGCTTCCTTCTGATGTCAACCATGATCATCCTCACTGACTCTCAGGTTGTCGAACTGAACAACCGCATTGGCCAAATCCAGCGACTGATTGAAAGCGCTCAAATCATCAAAGCTGGCGGCACCCCTCAGCCTGCTGCTGTTGCTGAAGCCAAGCCCAAGGCAGTTGCTCGCCGTGGTCGCCGCGGCCTGCTGAACGAAGCCAAGGTTATTGAGATCAAAAAGCGTCTTGCTGCTGGCGGCGAATCATCCGCCAAGATTGCCAAGTCATTTGGGGTGCATGTCAGCACCGTCAACAACATCAAGTACGGCAAGAACTGGGCGCATATCAAGCTGCCTGCCTAGTCGGGTCTGCGATCCATCAGCTGCAGCTCAAGGGCTGCAATACGGTTGACGGCTTGCTGTAGGAGGTCCTGTTGCATGGACCAAGCGCGGTACAGCTGGGCGGCAATGGGGCCTGCGTTTGGGGTGTTCTCCAGGCGTCGGGCCTCTTTTTCAACGCTGAATTCAGCAGTGGTGTCACGCTTCATTTGCAGCCACTGCCAGGCGGCTTCGTCCATGGTTTTGGCGCATAGCACATTCACGCTAGGTCGCCGGTCAAGATCACAAATTACAACTTGCCGAATTCAGGGGTTTACTCCCTGCTGATGACCGCTACTATTCGCCCAACCGGAGCGATCCGGCATCCGCTACACACCACACAAACCCATGAAAAACCTTGTCACCAACAGCATTCTCTTTCTGATCCCAACCCTTGCCTTCGCCGCCATCTTCTACGACGGCCTCACCTTCCAATCCGCACATCACGGCGCACCCGCCGCACATCACATCAGCGCCATCAAATGAGCTACGTCGTCCTTTCCGCTCAGTGCTGCGGTCTAGTAGCACCCATCATCAGCCCAGGCCAAAAGACCTACAAGATGACCCCCAATCGCAACGGCGTGCGGGTTGAACGCGAGGTCTGGCGCTTCTATCCAGGAATGCCTTGCTACGTCAAAGGCTGGCCGCAGATCGAATACAAGATCATCGCCAAGGCCGAAGGCTTTTCTTGGCCTACCTACATCGTCCAATATCAGGACGGAATGCTGTTTAACGTTTCACAGCTCTACTTGTCCAAGAAACCATTGGAGCAACGCAAGTGACCAGCAAATTCCGCCGCTTCTACTTCACTGTTCCATCCTCAGGCGCCTACGACTGGGTGCTGGCCAGGAATTTTGAAGAGGCCAAAATCGCGGCCTTTGAAGAGTGGGCACCGCTCTACCACGAGATTGAATGGCTCACCGCCACCAAACACTCCGAGGTCAAGCTGCCCGCGATCTAGGTGTCCAAGAAACTGACTAAGCAGGACATTGTTGAAATCCTGCTTTCTGACCAATACAACGACGTTCTCGCTGAGCGCTTCGGTGTCACCCGTCAATGCATCTCAAGCATTCGCAACGGCATCACATGGAGCCACATTGAACCCCAAATCCCACGCATCCCCGTGCGGGTAAAGGAGTCGGTCCGGCGGGACTTCATCAACAAAAAGCCCAACTGCCACAACTGCGCCGAATGGAACGGCAACGACTGCTCCTATGGATTCCCAGAAGCCAGAGATGAGCCCTACTTCGCAGTTGGATGCGATTTCTACAAGCGAAATCAAAGCGATTCTTGATCAGTGCTTAGACGAGTATTGGTCTGACCGCTTCAAGGATCACTTGATTGATCACCCAGCCCGAATGCACGCTGCACTGCAACCATTTATCCGCTATCAAGCCGATAGGTGCCCAGTCAGCAATGCCGCCGATTAAGGCTTTTCAATCCCGATACAACAGCCCGACACACTTTTGCTACGGCGCTGATTGGACCGGCTACGGTTTGCATTCTGGTTATGAACCTTGGTGTTGGGATGGCACTGCCGTGTGGTGGGGGCCAATCTGCGACACCTACTCAGAAGCCCTTGACCTCGCCAAACAACATGCTGAGCGCCACTGAACTGGATCAACGCCGCGCTGATTTCTTGGACATGCTCTACCAAGACAGCGGGCGCACCAACATGCTTTACACCGGCCTCTGGGCTGAGTTTCAGCAGTATCTAGCCGCCAAATTTCGTGACCTTGATTATGAAGCTATGCGCGACGACATTGTTCGTGCTGTTGGTGGCACTGATAACGACATGGCTAAACGCCACGCTGATGTTGCCATTACCGTTATGACGGCTCGCATCATGGAAGGTTGGGGTAAGCAATGAAAGTCCACGCGCCGTTCCTGAACTGGATTGAGAATCGTGCTCTAAGCATCCTTGCCAATAGCCCTCGTGTTGGGACAATTCAAGTCAGGATGCGTGGCACGCCGGTTTCCTACATCGTGCGGGATCAAAACGACCCATGCCGTGAGGGCCAAACGCAGGATGAGCTGATGCCGGATGCGTTCAACCTTGAGCGGATCTATCACCAGCCCTCTTACGGCGAAGAGGAATGACGTGATCCACCTCTTCAACAACAGGCTGATTCTTGAACGGCGCAGGCTGACCGAGAACTGGCGCTGTCGTGTGCGGCTAGGCCCCAAAGTCGAGCAGCAAATAGAGGTGGATCTTCAAACCCCTGATCTACGCAGGGCATTCATCCGCGCTAACAATATCTATCAAGCCTTTCGTAGAGGCGATCGACTGCAACCCTTAGAAGATCCTGAACCTACCGGCCATCGTTGCTGGGATTGCATTCAGTGGGCGCCAACCTTGACCCACAATGGAGGTAACGGCTGCTCGCTTGGTTTCCCTGAGGCCAAAAGTTACGCGAACGGTCGTTTTGCCAACCTGTGCAGTCTGTACGACGATGGAACCGAAAGTTTTGAGCCGCACGGATTTTGAAGACGACAGCTCTATTGAAGTCCTAGAACCTGCGGGCGGCGGTGAAATGTATTACCGCACTTGTTACAAAGGCGTTTGCCGGTATAGCGCCGACCTTTGGCAGGCACACGTTTACCAGCATCAAATGACATCGCCGTAATTTAGGTCTTGGTTGATCCAGTCCATAATCCTGGCCTCGCCAACTTCTGACCAGAACGGCAGACTCCGATACCAGACCCGCCAATCCTTGTGACCCTTAGACATATTGCAGCCAAAGCAACAAGCAACCAGATTATTTAATTCGCTGTTGCCACCTTTTGCTTTTGGCACTACATGATCAAGGGTTGGCGATCTACCTAGTGGCTCAAAACAATAAGCACAATGATGATTGAAATGACCCAGAACTGCATCGCGGAATCTCCGTTTTGCTTCGTGTTTTGGGATTAACTCCCAGCCATCAATGTGCTCAATCACAAGCAACCGCTTGATTGCTTAAACGGTAGCGAACGCCACGGGAAATGCTTGCCAATAAAAAGCCGCCTCATCTCTCAAAAGGCGGCCTATAGGTCCTCCTCCGAACCTATCCTATGCAGTCATGCCTACAGGATGCTTAAGCGTTTCCCAAGATGGCATGACAGTTTCATGTCGGTTGTAGTGACCGGTCTGGGCGTAGGAGCGATCAGGGTTTTCCGCCAACGGCATAAAAGTCATCTGACCGATTAGTAGACCAGGCCAGATTGCCAGCTTGTGTTTTTGCCGTGCATTCTTGATTTCGAGCGTCAATCTGGAGCCAGACCAGCCAGGATCACAGAACCCAGCCAGCAAGTGTTCAAAGCCTTCCCGTGCTCTGCTTGACTTCAGTACAAACTGTGCAGCAACTGCCGGATCATCGGGCAGATTAAAAATCTCTTGCGTTTCGGCAAGGATGAATTCACCAGGCTGCAACCAATAAGGATCTTCCTTTGTGTGTGTGGCGATGCTGTGCCTGATCAGCTCAGTGGTCTCAGCCACTTCAATCATGATGTTGTCGCCCAGAGCCACGTCGTAGCTGGCAGGGTTTAAACGCTCAGGATCAAACGGATGAATCAACGCGTGTTCCTTGCACAGTGCGCGAATCTCGTGATCAGGCAGCAGCATTCAGGGCTCAGTATTGCCAACGCACCCTAGGACGACCTGGCCTGACTCCTACATGTAAAAATCCTTTCGGTGCGCCATAGCCCAAGCTGTACGGCCAGTTGGCATCAACCCAAGATTGGACGGCGTAAATGTCCACGCCAGCCACATAGAAATCCACGGCGCCAGTATCCGGGGCATCCATCAAATGCTCCGAACGACTTGAGCCGCCAACACGGGCATTCACCTTCGGCGGTCTGTGACCGCTAGTAATGACGATGGCACCGCCAAACTTGGCACGCACCTTTTCAAGGAACGGGCAGATCAACTCAGACATCACATCACACTGATACTGATGCAGAAAGCGCCGCTCTTCCTCGTCCAGACAAAGCTCGCCGTAGGTGATATTCGGCGTCACCTTGAAGTAATACGGCTTGTCCGGCGTCAGCTTGGTGTCGTCAGTCAACACCTTGGTGCCAGCCAGGAACAGATCCAGCTCGTCACGACGACGGCGCACTAATCCTTCAAGGATCTCTCCACCACCCTTATTCCACCTGGGCAGCTCTTCCATCGCCACCTTCTGCGGGTTCTCGCCATTGTTAAGGCGCTTCCGCAGGGTGCTTTCAAGCAGCGCCCCAGTGCCGACATTGAAGGTGAAGCTAATCAATGCACAGCGCTGATTATTCGTCAGCGGCACCCTGATTTGATGGTCAACGGCCTTAGCAAAACGCTCAATATCAGACTGCAGCAAGGCATCAGCATCAGCCTGCGTAATCTTCAGACCGACCGAAACGCCAGGTCCTGTGTGCCCGTAACCAATGGTCGGGACATTTGCGGCGCACAAGTAGCCCTCAAGCCTGCAACCTTCCCATTTACGGATCAGGTCGAATGCTGGCTTTAAATCATCCTCGGGCTGTTTACCGGCTTGGCTCCAGACCTTGAACCATTCCTGATCACGACCCATCAGGCCTTCGTCGGCCTCAAAGATCGCCTCTTCCAGTAAATGCAATGCAGCCTGCTGATGCGGCAGGTTCTTGAAATACTTGAAAAGATCAGTCAGACGAACGGGAGCTTTCGTCATCGGTCCAAGGCGCTCTGATGTGGAGATTGTCGAAATCAACGATTGGCGAAGGAATGGTTGGCGGCTGAGTGTCGTGCCACTCTTCAACAGCTCGGTCAATGCGTGGTTTCAATGTGGCTTGAAACTTCCAGTCACGCGCAGCCTTGTTGAGCTGATGCCGCCAATCCTTATCGCCAAAACGCAGCAACCAAGTGGTGCCTACTTTTTTTTGGCAACAATATTCAGAACCTTAACCAGCAGCTGAACCCAGCTATTTTCACGAATGGGCAGCAACGTCAGAATTTCACTGCCAGCAGCAGCAATGATGGCAACAGCGGCAATAACAGTGGGATCCATGAATTTGGAACAACTGCGGGCAGCCTAGTGCTATTTCAAGTGCTGTTCCAGTGTCCTCAGCCTTACTTCGTGATCGTCAAGACGTTCCTTGTGATCGCTGCGTAACGCCGTGATCTGCTCAAGGATCAATGCCATCCTTGTATCCATCACACTGGCGCGCTTGTCGATACGCCACAAAGCACTGACGCCAGCGATAATCGCCGCCGTGACCAGTGGTGTTAGGAACGGATCCACGGCTGCATCTCGTTACGGTCAGTCTATCGAAGGCGGTTGCCATGGATCCTTGCAGCCCTTGAGGATTGCAACAGCTCGGCGGTAGTAATCGCAGTCAGTTTTACCAGCCTTCTCTAATCCTTCTTTTACTTTCCGCCAAAGCTCTAGTTTCTCGGCATCCATTTACCGTTTGCAAGTTGTTTGCTGTCTAAGTCGTTCCACTTCAGCCTTCAACACTTCAATAGCGGAATCTTGCTTAACGTCGTCCGGCAACGCACCCATCTCGCCACGCGGCCACTTGATCCTGAACTCGGTGTTTTGCTCCACGTTCATATTCAGCTTCATCAGCTCATGTTCGACATGGAACAGCTTTGAGTTGACGCCGCTTGCCCACCAAACAGCGATGCCAGCCTGAACAGCAATGGCAAGGATGCCGCCGATCAGCTCGATGTTGATTTTGTCCATGGCAGGCAAAACCCTGCCTATAACTTAACGACCTTGGCCGCGATATTTTTTGCGCCCGTGGCTTGCCTTGCTGTGCTGTCCTGCACCCTGCCGGGTTTTCTTGGGACGCCCCGCTTTGTGGTCGACACGCCCCAAGCTGGTTTTACTTTTGACAGCCATTAGTTAGAACCGGGAACAGGCGGCCAGTCAACGTTCCAAGGGAAGCCCGGCTGCTGAGGCACCATGCGAAGGGTTTCGCGGTAGAGCTGCCACGCCAACTTGGCATCTGCATCCAGCGGGGAATCGGCAAGCTGGGTCCAGTCAGATTCAGACAGCAGCCTGTTGCGCTCCGTGCGAATGCGGTCAGCCTGGTCGGCATCCATGCGTGCCTTGTCATCTGCATCAGGCTCAGCAGCGACATAGTGCGTGTACCACTTGCCGTCAATTTGGATAACGCCGTCACGGCGGGCGTACTGATATGGCGGAATCAGCGTGGGCTGCGGACCCTCAAATACAGGGTCGTAACCAAAGCTGTCAATTAGCTCCGGCGTCAGTGTTGGCGGGAAACTGGTGTTCCGGTGCTCAGCACGAAACTGAGTCTCGGTGACAACAATGCCGTTGGTGCGGTTACGGAGTTCCATGGCTCTAGGCTATTGCAAGGAAAATGAAGTTGCCACCGCTTGCGTTGATAGCGGCAGGGGCAGAAGAGCTGATCTCAAAACCAGCAGAATAGGGATCGATGTAATCGGTGGTGGTTACTTCTGCTCCTGTGGAATTAAGGCGCAGATAGGGATCGTTTCCACTGATGATGCCGCGTGCAGTGTCCCAGACGTACCAATCACCACTGCTGTCGGTGCGTTTGATTACGACGTAACTTGCGCCAGCCGCGAAACCACAATCAATCTGTTTGGTAGTGCCGGTGCCGGTGTAGCTGCCGACTTTGCTTACGCCGGAGAGGGTGGCGAAAAGATAGGCGACGTAGGTGCCTCCGTTATCAAGGTATCGAACAGTAAATTGTGTCGATGTGTGAGCAGTTGGAAAATTACTGTTAGCCAACGAACCGTTAGAAAGGTCTAACGCACCTTGATTTGTTGTCGGTGTCGGGTAGCCATCTTGGTACACAAGCCAGTTGCTTGTGCCACTTCGTTTCTTGACGATTATCATCTCCGGCGTTACGCCAAGGTTGTGGTCGTAAGCAGTTGATGCAAATGCTCCTGTAAACGCCACCACGTCGAAGAAGCCGGGGGCGCGGCGGAATAGATGGTGGACAAGCGGCGCAGAAGAACCGTTGACGATTGAGTTTTGACCGTAAGTAATGCCGTCTTGGTCATATGACCTTACTTCGTAAATGCCTTGGTTAACTTCAGCATCAGTACTTTGGGCGTATAGCGATCTTGGCGCTCCCCGCAGTTTGTCAGTCGTAACCCAAGATGCGGTGTCCCTTCTGGTAGTGAAGGAAAAATCGGGTGGGAAGCCGATACCTGTAACTGAAAGAAGGGTGCCGTTGCCTGTATATGTATTCGCCTTAAATACCTTCGTCGCATCCGTTGGGGTCTTCATCAGACCACGGCGAACAACGACGTAGACAAAAGTACCTGCAACACCTAAACCTTTAACCTCAAAACCTGTAGGGGTTGGGCACATGTAACCAACGCCGCTGCTATAGGTGAATTCTGCACCTGTACTGTTAGGTACTAAAGCAGCGCCAGCCCCGTCCACAGGTGCGCCACGCATGATGTCTTGTATGATCCAGCTAGCTGTGGCTCCAGAGTTCTTGAAAAGACCCCACTGAGGCTCCCATCCCAAGTTGACGGTGGCATCACCACTGCTGTTTGTTGTAAAGCTTCCGCACTGAATTACACTTTCGTTGCCGTTTTCGCCAAACGATTGATCGTCGTGCGCGAATATGTAGGCGACGTAATCCTCTCCGTTAGCGTTTACGCTGGAAGAAGTGCCAACCGTAAAGACGGAGGATGTAGGAGCGACATAGCTGAGGTTGTCTCCCCAGATGGGAGGCAAGCTGGCTCCTGTTGTTGTTTTCTCTGTACCGTCAAGGTAAAGATAGCCGGCGCCATCGGTTCCATTGGAAAGCCTATGCCAAACAGTCCAGCGCCTTGCTTGGTCCCTTGACTTAACAATAATCATCCCAGGCGTGCTGCCTAGATTGTGAGAAATAGTCCGACCAGCCGTGCTATTCCCCGTATAAGTCACAACATCAAAGAACCCCGGCGCCTTGCGGAAGGTCCAGGAGGCATAGTTAATAGATGATGCATTAACAATGGCGTGAGCCCCAGTGCTAAAACCGTCGCTATTAAATGCCGTTACGGTAGTGGTAAGGTTATCTTCCCCGTATGTGTAGTTATCCACGCCGAAGCGCGTCTTCGGATAGATGCCGTATTTCGCGGCCACCCGCTGCGCGTAGCGCTGCAGTTCGTCGCCGGGCGCAAAAACC